TTTAATTCTAAACAAGGTTATGAGTAGCCTTGCTAAAATTGAAGTAACAGATAGCAAAGATGCTATCGAAGCAAAACAAGCAGCATTTGCAGAAGCATTGGCTAAACTTGTGGGTGTTAGCCCAGACGCTAAATAACATTATGCCACTAAGCAAATCACCAAGTAAGAAAGCATTCAAAAAGAATGTTGCCACTGAAGTAAAAGCAGGAAGACCTGTCAAACAAGCCGTGGCCATCGCCTATGCTACAAAAAGCGCAGCGGCCAAGAAATCAAAAGGAAACTCAAAATGAAAGAAGCAAGCAGTCAAAAAGCAACTCCTGGATACAATGCGGCCACTGGCACAAGTAATCCAGGCTTTGATAAATTTACAACAAAGTATTCTGGTAATCAGCACACTAAGACTAATCCAGACGCAATGATCAACAAAGGCCGTGGCCCTACAGTTGGTAATAAGAGTGACAAAGATAGCACATATCCAAGTGCTCGTCCATTAGCAGCAGTTACTCCTGGTAAAGATATGTTTAAAGGTGCGCCACAAGTTCGCACACCAGGTGGAACTCGTGCATGGGATCCAAAGTGTGAACAAAACTACAAAGGCAACCCTGACAAGATGAATGAAGGTCGTGGTCCAACTAAAGGGAACATGAAATAATGTCTGCTATACAAATCAGTAACACATTAGACAACTTAGCATTAGGTTGTTCTACAACACAAGCAGATCTTACCTGGGCTATTGCTCGCAATGCATTACCAGATGGAGCACAACCCCGCTTCTTAAGATTTGATAATATCAATAACAGCACTGGTGCATTTGTTAAGGTTGCTAAAGCAGCAGGAACAATTACAGTGGCTGGTTCAAGTACAACTGGTAATTGTTTCTTTGTTGCTCCATTTGGTTCAGTAACAGTAGAGATTATTACACAAGGCGGCAATGTTGCAAGTTCAGCATTTAATGATGGATCAGGCAACTGTGTCATTAGTGGTATCACTTTAGATGCTACAGCAATTATCACAATAACCCCAGTAGGAGAATAATATGTCAACAAACCCACAAAGCAAACCTATCAATCAAAAGCGTGGTCCTACAACAGGTAACGCAGGTAGTACAACAAAGCGTAATGCTTTCATGGCAGAGAAAAGCACAAGTTCAAGTGAGAAGTCTAAGTTAGCCAGTATGGTAACAGATGCTCTTGAAATGCGTGGTCGCGGTCAAGCAGGTAAAACTAATCCAGCATTGGAAGGCTTACACGGCAACACAGGTCCTAAAAAGAATCCTACTGCTGATGGTAGCAAGTTGCCTTCTAAATTTAAGAAGTAATCCATGCTGTTTGATCAGATGTTTAGGAATATTGCCACCCAGCCAGGTGGCCCACCATCATTTTTAACAGGTGATCAAACTGCTTATTCACCACAGACTCCACAGCCTGTGGCTGGTCCAGCAAATCCTATGGACTATGGCATGCAACAACCACAGCAGCCACAAGGACCGCAGATGGGATTTGGTATGCCAGCACAAGGTTATGACATGCCACAACAGAATCCTGGCATGCCTGGCGGCGACCCTGGTATGGGCGGCATGCTTGGTAATTTATTTGGCGGAATGACTCCAGAGCAAAGAAATTACCAAGTAATAGGTTTAAGTCCTGAGAATATCAAAATTATGAATTCAGAACAACAGCCGCAACAGCAACCTGGTATGCCACAACCAGGCTATGGTCAACAAGTTGTCGGGCCAGTTAATCCTAATAATCAATACCAGTCAAATTTTTAACTAAATAAACAAGGTGGACAGACTCCACCTTGTATCGCATAGAAAAGGAAAATGAAATGCAACAACCTAATGACCAAGTCAACCCATGGGACACTTCAGCAGAAGCCGCTCCTGAGAAAACAACCAAATCCAAAAAAACCAAAGTAGAAGAAGTAGTAGTTAAACCTGCTCCTCCTATTAGTGCCAATGCAGGCGACTTTGACATGGACGGTTTAATGACCGACTTTCCCACGGCCAAAGAACTCGAGAGATTTGTATTTGATGAAACGGGGATTGTCTTAAACTTAAAAGGTCGTGCTAACAAGTTAAAGTACCAAGTAGCAATGGATGTGCTGAATGGTCAAGAAGTAGAAGCCAAGTTTGTAGGTGGTGATAACCCTTACATTGATCGCACTGAACTAATTCCAGTTGAAGACCTAAAAGCAGTTCCTGCCAAAGATCCAAGTTTACCAGGTGCTGATGATTTACAAAACATCTTTGTCAGCAACAGTATTCCACATCCAGACTTTGAAGCCCGTATGCAAGACAAGAAAGTGTCAGTATACTTCCGCAAATACAAAACAGGTCAGATCAGTTATGAAATTGTTGGTCCAGTTGATCAACGCCCACATGGTGTCAAGTTAGACAAATATGGTCGTGAGCGTCCTGAAATTATCAAATGGGTTGATCCACGCACTGGTGAACAAATTGTTGTTCGTGAAGATGGTTCAATGACTCCACAAGGTCGTAAACTGCGAGCCATGATGCAGACATTTCGTGTAAACAAAAGCAATCATTGGGACACATGGATTGATCGTGAATTTGTATCATTAAATGATTCAGTTGCTTCCAACCCATGGGAATTGTCATGAGCGCAGAAGTTCGCGATGGAATGATTCATCAAGCACAGCAAGAGCGTATGGCACGAGATACAGTTATTATGCAAAAAGTAAATGCTGCACACAGGGAAGGGTTTAAAAGCCGTTTCCCTGGCCAAGTTGAACATTGTATGAGACTTACAGCAGAACGCTTACAAGCATTACTGACTCGTAAGCCAACAGATCTTGCTGATCCTACAACATGGAATTGTACGGCAGAAGAAATAGTACATTTAAGCGAAGCATTATATGTGCTTACTAAGATTAATAGAGAATATCCAACTCATGAGGACCAACTATGAACTTAACAAAGCATGACAATTCTTTAGTGGACATTGATGGCACTTGGTTTAAAGACCAATTGTTTATTACATTAAAACGAACTGATAATAATATTGAAGTAAATGATTTTAAATTGGCTTTAGATGATATAGATCTTGAACATTTTATTTCTACCTTGATACTATTTCAGCGATAATATGCTGGGCACAGAAACCATTATGGCTCGTGCCTTGCGTCATACCCTTGACACAAATGCAGTAGATCCAGCCGCATATGCAATGATGCCAACCAACATGCAATTACAATTGCAAGACTTGGTTATTGATGTTGCTGATGATATGAAGTATAATCAGATAAAATACTTTAGACCATTTGATCACCAACTTACATTCTTTAAGACTGGTGATAGTCCACGCCGTGGTATTCTTGCTGCAAACCGTATTGGTAAAACCGTAAGCACCTGTTATGAAACAGCATGTCACCTAACTGGACTATATCCAGACTGGTGGGAAGGCTATCGTTACAACACACCAATCACTTGTATGGTAGCAGGCGAAGGTTGGGCACAGGTTGCGCTTGTGCTACAGAATGAATTATTGGGCACTCCAGATGTTAAGATGACAGAGAATCTTGGTACTGGTGCTATTCCACGCGAATGTATTGTAGTTGACACAATGCGTAATGATGGCGCTAACTGTATTGGTGTCGAGATCAAACATGCCAAAGGTGGCAACAGTTATCTGCTGTTTGCAAACTATACACAGGAAGTTCGCCAACTTCAGGGTTTCAAACTTAACCTGGCAGTATTCGACGAGCAGCCACCAGATGCGTTCTTCAGTGAAATCGTAACGCGAACTGCTACCACACAAGGTAAAGTGCTTTGCTCATTTACTCCACTAAAAGGTCTAAATGGACTTGTAAGTAAGTTCTGGAACAAAGAAGAAGGCTATGAATTTATTCGTGTAAGTTGGGATGACTGCCCTGAGTATGATCCATGGGGCCAACCATTCTTGTTAAAAGAGACTCGTCGTCAGTTAGAGCGTGACTACTTGCCACATGAACGAGAAGCCCGTATTGCTGGTAAGCCAGTTATGGGTAAAGGTGCAGTGTTCCAAATTAGATCTTGGCCTACATACACTACAGGACAAATTGACTTTGCTCGTATACCAAACATACAACGAGTCATTGCACTTGACTTGGGTTTAGTAAATGACCAAACAGTTATAAGTTTAATGTATTGGGAACCATATGAAAGAGTTGCTTACTTGCACAAACAGATTTGTGTGCAAGGTATTGAAGAAGCAGTCCCAAGTCAGTATATCAATCATTTACTTCGTCCTGAAGTGTTTGGCACTCCTATCGTT